CATATTATTGTATTTAGGTTTATGTCTCATTCCGACCACTTCGCTGTCTCGGTGTCGGTGTATGTGATATCAATATTAGTGTTCGGTTTTTGGCTCAAGTCAATCAGCATGGCGTTACGTAGTTCTTCATACGTAGTCGGTGGCAAGTTCTCGGTCGGATTATTGATATACGCGTTTAAATCCATACCGCTTTCGATCGCGCCTTTAACCGCTTCAAGCATAGCAAACATCAGCGCGTGTACTTCGCCGTTCGCGTTATCGTATATCAACTTCCGCATATATTTCTTATGGTCGTTGCGTTTTTGGCCTATATATTTACTATCAATCAACCGATACACATTATGGCTTATATTCTTCAAGGCCGTGTCTGTGTTCCCTAGCGTCTGTTTAACTTCGTCATTCGTGTACGAAGTATACTTTGTCACGCCGTCAATTGTTAAGTAATATTCCTCGAACGTCATATCGTATCCCATGTAAGCATTGTCTACTAACATATTTTACCTCCTGTTAATAATAGAGGGCTGGGCATGAACCCAACCCTCGATATTATTTAGTTACTACGTTAAATTTTCTGTTGCTGAATAATCATGGATTTTCAAGATTGCTCTTGAAGCGTTTGTAAGTTTGAAACCAGATACCATTTCGACTTCTGCATCAATACCATTAAAACGAGGCATTCCGTCGAAGATTCCTACGACGTTAACTGATGTAACGATTGACAACGCGTCATGGTCGTACACGATGAACTCAAGCTCGTCAGTTCCTGCTTGCCAAGTAATGTCTGCTGTTCCGCCATTGATGTTAGTCAAGTCTCCTGCTGCGCTTGATAAATCTTCATACTCAAACACGTTCAATCCTGCGATACGTCCTACATACGCATCTCTGACTACTTCGTTATCAAGTTGTACTGAACGTTGGAACTCGTCCGCTTTCAATAACTTTCCATATACCGTTGGAGATACAAGGATAGTGTCTGGATTGGCTTTCAATGCTCTCAGCGCTTGTCTAGCGTCTACGATAGTGTCATAGACATCATTTGATGCCGTAACAGTTGTAACGTTTGTTGCTACTCTGATTCCGTCCGCGTCTACAATGGCCGATGCTGCTTCAATGTTCCAAGCCGCCTTGACTTCTTGTAACGCCGTTTCAAGTTCAGCTGCCGCTACGCTGTATGCTACTGACGCAACTGTCGCGCCGTAAACTTTTCTTGCTCTGTTGAACTGTTTGTTCAACGAGATAGTGATTAGGCTGTCGCCTACGATTGTCTCCGTGAAGTCTGCTCCAGGCGCGGTTGCTGTAACTGTGCCTGTACCAGGTTTGTGTACGAAGATTTGCCCTGCTGGACCTGTTTGATACTTGTCAGTGAACGAGATTCCTGGTTGGAACACGTTACCTGCGAATAGATTAGGTTCTACTAATGGTGAAAATTTGTCATCGACATAATGTCCAGTCGATGCTGGGTACAATAAATTAGCCATGCTTTAAATCCTCCTATTTTTTGTTGAGATATTTTTTGTATTTTGGGTCATTAGCCATGTACGCCTCTACTTCGGTCATATCTGTTGGCTTCTTGCTTTCTGTCGGGTCTTGAATACCTATCTTTACTCCGCCTTTGGCTTTGAATATAGGATATTTTTTCACGACATCCGCTAACTTTTCAGGGTCGTTGCCTGCCAATTTCAGAGCGTCCTCAACCTTGTCTGCTTCGATACCTAGCTCGCTAGCTTTGAGCTTAACTTCATATTCAAGTCTCTTCGATTGCCATGTGGTCTTTTCTTCTTCAAAGGCCTTAATTTGTGCCTCCATTTTTTCATGGTCGGTTTTTTGGCTTTCTTGATATTCCTTGAATTTTTTTAACCCCTCAGCATCGAATAGGTTCACACCATATTCTTTGGACATATCTCTCAATATATCGTTCTTGCTAAGTTTTGTTTCTACCACCGGAGTCACCGGCGTTGTTTCTGTTACAGGTTTTACTGGCTCATCTGCCATAGTGTGTTACCTCCCATTTTCGGCCTGTCGGCCATCATTTAATATTACACTCGCGAGCGTCAGCCCTACGATCAAATCCATTGTCATGATATCAGGTATTGCAATCATCGTGTCGATGAATACTTGCGTCTCAAGTGTTGGGTGCATCATATCTTTGCTCTCAACATCATCAAGCAAGTTCACCGCGCCCATGCGATAGTACGGTACTCTCTTGCGCCGTAGTTCTCGCCATACGAACTTACCCTTGCTTGGAGACTTCAACATCTCGTTGAACAGTTCACCGCTACTAGGGTACCCATACGTTGCTCCGCCATGAAATCTTACTACTAACACATTCTCATTTCTTGCTATGCCACTCACGTTACTTGACACGACTGGTATTAGCCCTTTCGTGCGTAGCGTTATCTCTTCATCTTTCGTGTGCTTTAGCCTAGTATACTTCCTGCCCTCTTCCTTAACCTCATACGGCATCAGGCTCATCTTCTATTGCGGGCTCACCTTCTATTGCGGGCTCTTCATTTTCGATTATCTCGACTTCTTGCTCAATCATCAGTTCTTCGTTGTCTAGGTTCTCGGCGTTCAGCGCGCTAAGTTCGGCTCTTGAGATACTGTTATAGTTGTTCTCAAGTTTCAGCCTTGCGCTCAATGCTAGTTGTTCGCGTTCTGTCAAGTTATCGTGTACGTACTTAACCGCTGTCAGCACATCCCAGCTTGTACCCATACCGTTGCGCACTTCTTCCGTACGGTCGGCTCTTGATTTGATAATATAATCATTGAAACTAACTATGATTTCAAATTCAGGGATTGTTCCGACATCATAAGTTTCAACGTCGTTCTTCTTCATACTCTTTGTCATCAGATGGAACTCTAGCACTGTCTGCAAGTAATCTTCAAGGAACTCTTTCCACAACTCTATTTTTTTATTTCTTGTCCTGATGCTGACTTTCTCTCGCTCTTGTTGGCTCTGTGCTGAGGCATCTATACCCTCTAGCCCCGTTGCTCCAACTGTCAGTGGAGATAACCCCGCATTATTCAGTAGCAACATCTCCCAAGCCTTAAAACTTTCTATGTGTTTATCGGCTCTGACATCCCCCTGTGCGTATTGTATTTTCTGCTTGTCTATATTCTCACTAGGACTGTCGGAGTACAATATATGGTCTTTTTTAAAGTTGCTAGGATAATTATAATCTCCGTTACTGTTTTTAATCATTAGTTCTTCTGGGAAATATCTATGTAGTTTCCCATCTCTGAACTCTTGAATCCATGTACTCAATATCTCGTCTATGGCATCGAACGCTCCATATGATCCAGCGAAGTCGCTTTCTCCTACTAGTGAGTTTCTGAACTCGCTGTTAGGTAACTTGTTCGCCTTATACAAACTCAAGCGCTTAAAATATCCTTCAAATGTTATGCGCTTCAAGTCCTTTGTTTGCTCAAGTGTCTTGAACGGTACATCAACCCACTGCGCAGGTGCGTTCACATCGTTAGTGATACCAGTCGTTAGTTGTTCTAACTTATAGTCGATGTACGCGCCTTTCTTATCAACACCATATATCTCGCTTAAACGATATTTCAAGTTGCCCTTGTCATAGTACGCATAGAATATATCAGCGACTATTCTACCGCTTATGACAATGTTCGTATAGTTTTCTGGTTGCCACGCCTCAATAATTGGATACTCTGTTAAGTCTGGATTCCAACTCAACTTCCATGCTACGCCACCAGCCCAGCTCTCTGTCTCGATTGACTTGTTCAGAAGCAATGACTTGAACTTGTTATCTTTCAATATTTCGTCAATCTTCTCTTGCAGTATTGTTTCGTCTCCGCCCTCTACTTTTACTTCGAAGCCGTTGCCGACAATCAAGTCGACCATTTTCTCGCAAATCAGTTGAGGAAATCCGCTATGTATCTTCCGTATATCATTCTCGGCATCAGCCCAGAAGTAGTTCATACTCTCGCTAGGTTGACCTTTGCGATAGAACTTCTTCGCTTCCTTGTTGTAGAAGTATGCAATGTCTTGTTCAATACCGCTATACCATACACTGTTCTCTAGCATACGCCGTGTCATATGTCTATCTGTTTCTGTGCTTTCCATACTAACTAACAACGGATTATATTGCAACATAGCCCCAACTCCTTTACTATAATTTGCGATACGCTTATCAATTAACCTATCTAAGAATTTCATTGTTCCACCTACTTTGCATCATCTTCGCTGTGTAGTTTGCTTGTCCGTACTCAACGCTGTCTATGCGGTCTTTGTGTATGTGTTTCGGGAACGCCCTAATATCAGTCTTGCTAGTTTCGTCGTAGTACGCTTTCGTGAAACTTTCGTAGCAAGGTTCTGACTTCTGTGTGAACAGTAATCTTGCTTGATCTAGTTGCGTAATACCAGCGTCGACACGTTGAACGATGTTATACTTGTATGCTCCGTAGCAACGTAAACCAAAGTACTTGTTCAACCGGTCGTCCATAGTCAGTCGCATAATCTTCGCTGCGCTGTCAATGAACACGCCCTTGAAGTACATACTGTATCGCTCATAGTATGGCTTAAACCACGCATAGAACTTACTCCATATCTCGTCATGGTTCGCGTCGTTGAACTCAAGCATATCTACGACTATGTGTTCTCTGTAACCTCTAGTGAACAGATTAATAGTGAACACGTTATTATCAGTACCACCAACGTCTTGCCCGACGGTTATTATCTCAACACCTCTTGGTGAAAGAAACTTCAAGCCTTCGTCAGTGAACATATCCAGGTCTATTATATTCTTGTTCCGCGACATATAATCCGCGTATATGATACCCTCTCGCCTACCGCGTATACCGATGATTTTAGTCTTCCATTGGTAACTGTTCTTTGGCGTATTGTTTATGAGCGCCGTACGTTCTTCCTGCGTCATCGTTGGGTTGTCGTCGAACGTAAAGAAATAATATCTGAACGACATATCCGCCGGTGTACGATTCAGTTCTTCCCAAGTCTCTTTTGGTATCTGGCTAGCCCATTTCGCTAGCGGTCTGCCCTTATTCATATAATCTACGTACACTGGTATGTCAGGGTCTCCGCCGTTACAGCTCGCGTACATCCAACCACCGTTACGGAACGTTCGAATGAACGCCTCGCTAATGAACTCGTCATCAGCGATATTTATTTCTTCGATATTGAAACCATGCAACGTAAGCCCTAAAATTGACTGCCAGCGCTTCTTATTGTCATACCCTACTAGATATATGGTCTTTGTACCATTAACGACTATACGCGCACCTCCTTGCCCTGCTGAGGTGTATTCGCATATGGGTTTGAATATGTTAAAGAATGATGCTTCATTTTGGATGAACATTCGCTCAAGTACAGGTACGCTGACACCAGCTAACACGAACTGCGTACGGTCTTCCGGTTCAGTAAGTATACGTAGTATAAACGCTATGCCGATGATGAACGACTTGCTGGCGTTAGTCACGCCTTCGGCAAATATGACTTGCGAACGATCCTTGATTAAATCCTTGTGCTTTTCTAGTAATACTACGTCATCAAGCGTCATAACTTATTTACAAATGTATCCATCGCTCGGCTAAAATCTCCAGTAAGTTTTGTATCGACTTCTTGCTTGTCATGCCAACCGAAATTTTTTAAAGCGAAGATATCGCCAGCTCTACCATATTTTTTTAATGATACTTCATAAGAATTTTCAATTCTCATACGAGCCATATTTATGATATCAGTGAACTCCTTGCGCCTACCGTAACCATAGAAAGTGTCCTTGTAAATACCAAGCCAAATACAAACACCAGTAAGGGTGATTTCCTCTACTGGCGTAGCTTTAAAATATTCATTTAGACGCTTCTCTAATGATTCAACTGTAAATTTTCTTGGCGCTCCTAATGGCATAAAATAGCACGTCCTTTTTTTTAGGGTACGATTTCTACTTATTTTTAAGTAGTAATTTCCACTTCAAAAACTCTTCATAGTACTCAAGTTTGTCAAGGCCAGATTGAGCAAGGATAACCTTTTCGGCCTTGTCAAGATATTCCTTGTCTACAAGTGTAAAAATTTTACGGTAATAAACCTTGCACCATTTCATAATGTGCTTCATCTGCTTGGGTGCTTTAAGCATCGCGCCTAAATATTTCTTAAACAAATGCCCCATAGCTCCGATGATAAAATACTTGATGGAGTCATTTATTTCAGTATGAGTCAGTACCTGCTCGAAGGCGTAAACTTTGTTGATTACATACCCATCGACCGACTCGTTGTACATATAGCTGTTGTTATCAGTACGTACAGTAGAGTTGTCACGCCACTGCCACATATAAGTAACGTCGTGCGACAGAAAGATTTGTTCATTTTCGTTAGCAAGGCATTGACACTGGGTATTAAACCCAACGTCCTCGTTAGCACGAGAGTCATTAAACCGGATATTATACTTATTCAAGAAAGAGCGCCGATACATCTTACCGTGCATCCACACCATGTCTTTTTCTCTAAGTTTGATAGAATGGTCTTTGTTTTCCTGTAAGAAGCTCATAGATGAAACTGCGATATTAGAATCAGAGAAAGGTTGAAGTTGATAAAATAACGCAAGAGAAGAAACGAGCGTATCATCAGCATCAACAAAAGTAATAAAAGTCTCCGAAGAATGATCTATACCGAACTGCCTAGCGACAGCAGGTCCTGAGTTAGAATCAAGTTGCAGAATATTAACAGGGAATAAATCGGATAAGTAAGTATAATCTTCGGGTCCGTCAACAACCAGATACACAGCGAAATCAACAACGCGCTGCATGAACACACTGTAAAGAGTCTGCTTGATAGTATCGTGAGCATGATACACCGGAATAATAACAGCAACATCGTTCAAACAAGAAACACATCCTTTCG